TTGAAATTTATTTAATTTAGAAACTTCATATGTTGGGTCGTCAAAGGTTCTATATTTTTGTTGCAAAGAAATATCATCAACTACACTCCACAACTTATTTGATACAAATTCAACATCGTGTGTAAATGTATGTTTTGCTCCAAGTAATGAGCCAGCAGTTATTTTTGCCAATGGTTGTTTTAAAACTGTAGATATTTTAAATCCTAGGAACGCATTACCAATATTATTTCTAACATCCTCAACCCAATGTCTTTTATAGTTTTTAGATATTCCATCTCTACTTATTGTGTCTAACCACTCATCAATAAACTTTGAAGCATCGTTTCCAATGGCACCTTTTAATTTTGAACTAGATGCAATGGCTTGTAGTTGCTTGATGGTTCCTTCCATTTCTATAAAATTATTAGCTTTACGCATATAATTTAAATAAATATCTCTTGCATCAAGATTTAATGCTTCTTTTCCAAACACATTTCTATGTTTTGTAAATCCCTTATTTAATCCTCTTGATTTATAATAAGTATCCTTAAAAAGAGTTTCTGCCAATTCTTCCGACTTATCAAAATCAATGGATAGTGGAAAATAATTTTCTGTTTTTCCAAGTTTTCTCTCTCCATTAGATGTTCCAATTAACACTTCATCTATTTTAGGAAAGATTGTATCAAGTTCTTTTCTGGCAAATTTGTACCACTCTAGTTCTTGAGGAGATAATTCTATTTCTTTTATAAAATCTTCGGTCAATCCTGACGCCTTTAATTTATCTATACCACCTTTTTGTAACTTAGTAGCATAAATCATTATTCTTTCATAGTTTGTTTTGTTTAATTTTTCTCCATACTTTTTAAACAATTCTGCTTCTTTTCCTAATAAAGAATTAGCACTTCTTGCATATTTATCTTTTGCAAAATTAGCAACATCATCAATTTTATATTTAAATGTTTCCTTAAATCCTTTTCCAAGTTTATCAAAAAAATTATCAGCAGATATGTATGCCCATTCTAACCTCTTCGCCCTATCTTTAAATGAATACCAAAAATTATTAACCTTTTCGCTTGTTGTTAATTCTTTAGCAATAGAATCTATTTTTCCTTTAATATCTAAATCAATAGATTCTTTAGATAGAGTATCGACAGCTATTTCATTTTGCAGTCTTCTTGTTTCTAATCTTGTCTTTTTTTCCAGGGAATTCATTTCATCAATGTAAGATAATCTTCTTTCTAGTTCCCTTAACTCTTGTGATGATAAATCGTTTAAATCTTTCCTAGATAAATCTTCTGCTCTTGCAAGTAATTTTGAGTTCTTTGACCCCAACACTAATTCTCTTTCTGGATTTTTTTGGAAATAATCCCTCATTGAAATTATTTTTTCTTCTGTTTCCTTGGTCATTCCAGACACCCTAATTTTATCAATAGTGGATGCTAATTTTTCCTTTTGAATAAGTGTAAAATCATCAGACCTATCAATAATACTTTTAATACTTTCTTTAAGCTGTGTTTTTGTTATTTTATCTTTTTCCCTACTTATGGCTAAAATAACACTTCTTACTTTTGCTGGAGTGTCGCCAGCCTCAACTAATTTTTTAGTTAAAGATGTGCTTATTTTTTTATCCTTAATATTATCTTTAACCATTTGAAATAATAGATTTTTTGTTTCTTGTAGGTTAGATTTTTTATCTTTAAACTTTTTAACAACATTTAAAAGTTTTTCTCCAAAAATTTCTTGCTCTTTTTGTAGGGTTGATTTAAATCCTTGTTTTAAGATGTTCTCTTTTTCTTTTAATAAAACATTTGTTCTTATCTTATTAGCTTTATTTTTAAGAGAAATTAAATGCTGAACATCTTTAGCTGATTGTTTAGTTGTTTGAATTGAAATATCTCCACGCTTTGTTAATGGTGGCATTTCTATTACCTTTTTGGTTGCAGTTTCCACAATTTCGTCTCCCAAAACTGTTCTCGATATGCTTCCTTCTGGTAAAACATTTTTAGTTATTTTGGTAATATCATCAATTTGAGATAAAATATTTTTAACTTCTTTTGTTTTTGTTGCTTTGGCGATGAAAGGAGAATAATTTTTTGCTATATCTTCTGGAATATTATTCCTTACAAGGGTTCTAGCTACATCATCAACATTAGACATTTTAACCAATTCTTGAACTAGTGCCTTTTTACCTGGCAACCAACTAGTTAAAGCGAATAATGCAGCTGTTCCAGTTCCTAGATTTTTTCCAACCTCTGGACTAACCTTATATGCTTCTTGATATAATTTAGATGCCCATTCTCCTTCTTCCTCAAAACCACCAATAGATTCTCTATCTTCTCCAAAAATACTTCTTTGTATTTTTCCAGGCATTGTTTCTTTTGGCTCAAATTCTAATTTTGTTGGTAGGTCAAAAAATCCACCAGTAAATCTTTCATCTAGTTTATCTAACTGTTTTGATACTTCTACCCCTCCATACACCAGCTCGGATGCAATTCCTTGAAATGTTCCCTTTCCAAATTCTAATAATTTATTGGCAAAAGAAGTATTAGATGATACCCATTTTCCCTCATTGTTTTTTATTAATGACATAATTAATATTTAATAAATGGATTATCAGCTGTAACCGTTCCATTTTTAGCATCATTCAAATATCCTCTTAATTCAATAGCAATTGCTTGGTCGCTTTTCATTTTCTTTTGTTCTTCTTCAATCCAATTCATAATTTCTGCAGTAAGATTTTCTCTTTCAGCTCCACCACCAGAATACCACTGACCATATCCAAGGGCTTTTGCGGCAGCACTCATATCTTGTAATTCTTTCTTTTCTTCTTTGTTGCCAAAAATATTAGATGATGAACCCTTTTCAGTATCATAAATTACAAAGTATTGGCTGTTAGAACTTGGTGTTAGTTTAATTGTTTGATTTTGTAATCCACCCTCAATAGATGCTTTAATATCTTTAGTTAGAGAATTTTTAACAGCAGTAGGAATCGAAGTATCATTATTAATGACCGTCATAACATCTCCAATACCACGACTCATAGCATCAGAAGATAATGAATCTAAAGCAGATTCGTATCTTCCAGTTAAGAACCAAGCCTGTTCATCTAAGGATAGATTTTTAAAATCTGCAATATCCATATGAGCTTTTTGTGAACCAGTTATAATTTGTGAGTCTGTTAATTTTAAACCATCATCTCCATTACCAGTCCCAGCTTTAGTTCCGATTACATTACCATACTTATCATACATTGTATAACCAGTTTCAGCACTACCAACTGTAGAAGATACTGTTGGATTTTTCTTTTCATATTCAGCAACTTTTTTAGATGCTTGGTCTAGTGTATCACTTAATGAAACTCCAGCATTAGGATTATCTATCATTAATTCAGACACTTCTTTCTTCTCTGTGGTGATTTTATCCAATTCATTTTGTGCGTTACTTGCCGCTGTCTTTAATATTTCTTGTTCTTCTTCGTCTAAATCTTTAAGTGCATCAGAATAAACACTAAATAGTGTATCGAATGTTTTTACATTTTGTTGGTAATCATATGTGTAGGCATTAACAGCATCTTCAGCCGCACTCTTAGCGATAGTATAGTTACCTTGTAGGGCTGCAACCATAGCTGCTTGGGCTGAATACTCTGCATTTTTAAGAGCCTTTTGAGAAGCATAACTTCTTTGTATGACAGTTTTTTGTCTATCAATAGCATCTCTTGTCATACCAGAACCTTCGAGTGCGTCTATTTCATTTTGTTCTTTAGTATCTAAAACTTCTACTTCTCCTTTTAAAGTACCAAGTTTAGTATTCTCTAATTGTAATTGGTCGGAAATAGCAGTAGCACCAGTTGATTCTAGTTCTGTTTTTAGTTTACCAGCAGTATCAATCGTCTCTCTTGTATTAGCTAGATTTGCTAAATTCTCTGCTGTTGTTTTTGTTGCGCCTCCACCAATAGCAGATAATATTTTAGATTGTTCTGCATCTATCTTTTTTTGTTGTTCGTCTGTATAGGTGCTAATAGCATTAGCAGATGTTTGTGTTTTGGTTGGAGTTACTGGAACCTCTACATTAGGAGCTCCTCCCTTAATTTGACTAGCGTTAATATCAGCACCATTCATAGTGTTGTCAATTGTTGGTAACTTTAAAACTGCACCAGCATTAATCTTGTTTGGGTCTGCTATTTGATTTGCTTTTACTAAAGCATCAACGGTTGTGTTATTTGCTTTAGCAATAGTAGATAAATTATCTCCTTCTTTTATTGTGTAGTCTGTCATATCTAATTTTTATTTAATTTTTCGTCAATTTCATCATTGATTTTATCTATTAATAACTGTGCTTTTTTAAATCCTAGAATGGCCGAGCATTCAAGAATAGAAATTAATTCTGTTGACGCTATTAAAAATAATATTATATTTCCTGCTACCTCCCACATCCCCATAATCTCTGCTTGATTAACAGCGACTATCGTTCCTAGGTAAATAAATATCTTAAATAGAGCCAAGGACAAACCATTCCAACTACTAAACTTTTTCTTTTTAATAGAAACAGCCAAACCAAATACTGTATCAATTAAGATGAGTATAAATAATGCACTTATTATTTTTTCTTCACAACCAGTAAGATATGTTAAAACCCCTAGTATTGTTGACCAGTATATCTTTAGGTTTATATTTGACATTAAACCAATAAATACGTTATTAAGTTGTTCTTTTTGATGTTTAAACATTATATTATACAAAACGCCTCAAAATCTAAATTACTAGCCGAACCTTTTAGGTAGATATTATTACTATCATAATCTTTACTTAGGTATACAATTCCATTTCCTTTCTCGGTTATAAATACAAAACTTGGTCTTTTGGGTAAATAGTGGGGATGAGTTGTTTCTGTTCCTGCACTTGCGTGAGTTGTGCCAGTTATCTTTCTACCATTCAAAAGTGTAATATCTATCCTATCCCTCTCATTATACCTATCCTGTAAGGTCTTAATTTGCGTTTGGAGAGGCGATAATTGTTGAGATGAACTATTTATCAACTCACCACTTTTAGACCTCTCTAAAGTCAAATTTGATACTTCCTCTTTAAGTTTATTTAATTCATTTACAAGTTCTTGAAATGTCATACTACGTCTACTTCTAATTCTACATTATCTATTACTTGGGCGATTGATGTGTTACTATATCTAACTTCCAGTTCAAGGAATATCTTTCCTCTAAATCTTGGTTGATTAGTCCCTTTTAAATCCATATATAGTTGGCTCATTGACTCACTATCTATTGTTTTTCTAGAGAACTCTTTTAATGGTCTTATAAAAACTTTTAATGGAGATGATTGTGTGGTTGCGTCTATCGCTGTTGGGAAGGCTTCATCTACATCTATCTTGTAGGTAGAACCAACTGCAGTTACTCCAGTTACCTTTCTTATTGCACCAGCAGAATCAACTTGTGTGGATGCTGTTCTTCCAGCAAGTTCTATTGTGTCGCCAAGGTCTGGAACTCCCAAAGAATTAACTATAATTAACTGTGATGCTCCACTTGGTGTACCAGCTGTTAATTCAGAGTATTGTGTAAATGGTTTTGAGTAGTCATAAGTTCTGGCAATAATAGTAAATTGTTGATTAGTATTATTGTAGTATCTTCCAAACTCTGGAAGAATATTTAATCTTATATTTTTAAGAGTTAAGTATTTTGATGTTTGAGAATCATATTCTATTTGTACAACCTCACCACGAGTTGATGGTGTCTCGCTTAATAAATCAATTGAACCTCCATTATAATTACTTGAAGTTAAAACTAATTTCTCACTTGATAAAAATACAGAATAGTAATTATTTCCATAAGATGAATGTTGTGCATCAAAGACATAGAATGCCTCTCCAGTCTCTCTTTCTATTATCCATAACCCGCTTCTATTTCTATTTACTCCACTTGCACTTGTAGTTAAGTAGATATACTTTCCTTTTTGTTTAATGTCTGTAATCAATGCATTAGTTCCATTTCTTATATTCTCCTCCATATCTGGAAGTTTCCAAACGGAAGTTAACTTATAACCATCACAATAATATAATCCAGAATCAGTTGCAACTAAATCATCACACATACAAGTAATGTTTTCATTAACTGGAATGTATTTCAAGAAGGCGGTATCGACTCCATTATATACTCCTATCTTTGCGTTTTCATCTTTATTTGCCCCGACCAAAACATAAGATGCACCACCTTGTGGAAGTTCACCAAAATCAACTATATCATATCCAGCTCCCATATCAACATAATCTACATCAATATCACTCATATCTGCGGCAATATAATAACCTAAATATCTACCATTAGCAAATAATGTTCTATTCTCCCATACGAATAATTCCCTTGTAGAGGTAGTATTAGCAGAACCAATATCTTTTGCATCTTCATCAAAGTAGTAAACAACGCAACCAGCAGAATGAGGTAAACCACCAGAAGGTGACTTTCTTAACCATCTTGAACATCCAGTTAGGTCGTTAGACGACTTTCCAGACCAAGAGAAACTTTCACAATTAGAGTTACCGTCTTTAATAAATCCCTCTCCAGATGATGGGAAAGATGCTGCATCAGTTAAAGAAATGGTTGATGTGGTGTCAGATGTTGTACCAGAAAGAGTAGTAGTTATTGCTCTACCAATATATCTATTGTTTGTCCAAACCAATTGATTGGTAGAATCTATAATTATTCCTCTTGCACTTGATTGCGTTTGGTTGGTATCCATAGCAAAATTTGGATTTGCACCCAAAGTATCTATTGCGTAGATATTTCCATTAGAACATAAGCCCCAAATAATACCAGCAGTATCAATCTTTCCTTGTTGAGACCAACCGACTACTTGAGTTAATCCAAGCATTGTTGCGTCTGCTGATATTTGTTTGCAAAGATTAGTTTGGCTTATGCCAAAATTAAGACCAGCATTTTGAGCCTTCTTAACATTTGACATCCAAAAGGTTTTACCTTTGGCTATACCACTATTTAATTTTAGATTTATTGTTGCCATCTTTATTTTGTATCTCTTATCCATTTATTTATTTTGGGTCGGCTTAAAAGAAGTTAAAGAAATCTCCACTACTTAATGTTGTAAATTCCACCTCTGCACCATAACTTGTACCAGCAGAGTTTATAGAATAAGCTTTAACGTAATAATGTGTGTTTGGTAATAGACCAGTCATAGAAACGGTATAAGCACCTTCTCCAGTTCCATTTGTTGCGTGACTATCTGATACTGTTGGACCAGAAGATGTTTTCCAACACATTCCTCTTGTTGCACCTGAATCTCCACCATCTGATGTAATTGTACCATTACCTGTAGCAGTTGTTTGAGCAATAGAAGATACTGCCTGTGTCGTTACTGTGGGGGCGACAACAGCAGAATACACAACTTCTAAATAAGGTATATATTCAGCCCCAGCATTAAAACTATATATCCCCATCGTTGCGTATTTACTTGCTTGCCAAGAAACACTATTTAATATATCCCAACTTAATCTTAGCCCTAATTTAGTTGCTGCTGTTTTTGAAATAGCCGCCAATCCAGAAGCATTTAACGCCCACTGATTCCAGCCATTTGCCGCATCAAAATCATCATATGCTATGGGGGTATCACAAAAACTGGTTGTTCCCAAACTATCATAATCTCCAGCGACAATGGCATTGTTGTTAGCAGAATTAGATGAACATAAATATAAAGAAGGTTTAGCTGTAAATGTGTCTGCTTTACTTCTTCCTCTTCCAAAAAAAGTAGCACTACTTATGGTGTCAGTATCTGGTATTGAAGATGTGTCTATATTTAATAATGCTCTACTTATTTGTACCCAAGAATTACTGTCGGCGTGCGAAGCAACCCTACCAGCTATTTCTGATTCATTGTCATATGCTCCACTTCCGCCAGCACCCCTTATAGTTGTCCAATCAGTTCCAGCCGCAACATATTGTAAGGCATACCCATCTTTATATGTTGAACTGGTATAAAAATCAGTTGTTGTTAATCCAAATAAAGGTAAAATTGGATGAACAAAAAAACTTAATATTGCGAAACAGGCATATTGTAATGCTGGTCTTAATATCATTTCAATTCCTTCTTTTTCCCAAGCAACCACTGGTAACCAACTTATAACTCTACCAAGTTGAATCGCAAATATATTCCCGACATAAAATCTTTCCCTTTCTTCTTTTCCAAAAAATCTAACAGAATTAGGAGTAATCTTCTTTATTTTTCTATCTGAATAATTATCTTTTCCTTGTTGCTCAATCTGAAATATCCACTTCCTCACAATCCGAGAATTAGCCAACCATAAAATCCACTTTTGATTTCTTTCGAAATAAGCAGAGTCAATTCTGTTCTTTGGTTCTTCTGATATTCTCTTTTTATTTATATGTGTATTCATATCCTCTCTTTATTGATGTGTGTGTTCATTATGCTAAAACATTAACTGCTAAAAATTCTTCTAATTGACCTTTTGTATTATTTCTTTGACCATACTTTTTGTGAAACTCTTTGTGTGCTTTCTCGCTTAAAGTGATACCATTATCTATTGCAAAGCGTAATTCTGGAAAGTCTGCGAAGTTATTAATATGATGAACGACTAGCTTTCCACCGATTTGTCCTGTCTTCTGGCAAATAAAGTTATCTCTTTCAAAACAACTCTTTCTCCATAATTTATATTCTAAAGATTGTCTATCTATTTTATTTGCACTTCTTTTTCCTTTATTCATATTTTCATTGGCACATTCTTTGGAACAAAATTTTGCCGAGTCTTTTCTATATTTACCGATAATGAATATCTTTCCACATTGTAAGCATTCTTTTTCTATTCTAGTATTTTTAGGAGATTTACCTAGTTTTTTTCCCTTGTTCCAAGGAATCATTCCAGATGGTTTTCCTTTTTTAGGAGATACCTTACCTTTTTTTGATTTATTACGACACTCTTTTGAACAATATTTATGTCTAAAAAACCAATTAAATTTTGATTCATTGTTTGGTTTACTAAACTCTTTATTACAAATTGGACAAATTTTATTTTCCATTTATTTAATTTATCAACTTTCCACCGAAACTGCTATTCCTTTCCAAGCCCCACCAATATATTTAACCCCAATTATGTGTTGCTTTCCTGCGACTGTTGTTGTTGGAAGCGTGCAACCTAATGCTGTAATTCCTGTCCAAGTTAATCCTTTAGCTCCTCCTGCGTCTTTTAATCCAATAAAGATAGTTTGTCCTGTTGTTGGAGTTCCAGTTATGCTTATTTCAGTTGGATTAGCGATTGCTGTTAAGTAATACTCGTCATAACTATCACTATCAATTACTGCTGTGGCGTCGTCGGTAGTTGAGGCGACTCTTTTAGTTATTCTTTTATTGGTTAAGGTTTCAACTCCAGTTATAGATGCTTTCGCCCCCAACTGTGTCTGTATAGCACTTGTTACTCCTTTAACATAAGATAATTCGGTTAGAGAGGGATAGGTTGCGACAGGTGCTGATACTATCTTCTTATCTGCGTCTGTAATAAGCATTTCAGAAGCTGTTAAGTATGAACCTGTAATTGAAGTTGCAAAAGTAGGTGCAGTAAGAGGAGCTTTTAATACTAATTGGTCATAAGTCAATTTTGCACTAGGATATTGAGTATCGGTTGAAGCACCAGAAATTGATGTAACCTTATTGGATACATTCTCAGGAACGTATGAGATATTCCCGTTTAAATGATTCCAGTTAGATGCTGTCTGGGCGGGAGTATCTATGTTGGCGATGATTGAATCGCCGACTTGAACTGCTTCACCTCCGAGAGTTCCAGCTACACTAATAATCCACATATCACCCTTTAAAACGGCCCCCGCGGTGCCTGAACCTCCTGTTGTGGGATAAGCATTACCAGAAGCGTCATATGCACCACGATAATCGAGTAATCCTACCACCAAACCATCGGCATAATCTTTTACGGCCTTTACTGTTGGATAAAGTGTATCGTTTATTGTTCCAAAAGTTGTTGCCTTATTAGATGCATCCTCTTTTCCACCAAGAGCTGTTAATCCAGCTAATCCACCAGCAGGTACTGCTAAACCATCTTTAAGAGTTTTAGAATTAGCACCATCCCATTGTGGAATATAGTCTGCTGTATTGGTTGCAGGTGCTATAGTTTTACCATCTAAAGAGTTTTCAATATCTGTTATCATCTTAGATGTTAAAGCAATAGCGATTGCATAAGTAGCTCCACCAGTATTGTGGTTAGAGTCTGATGTTGATTCTTGCGCCCTTGTAATTGTGTATGTACTTCCAGATTTAGCTGTCATTCTAACTATTTCTACGTTTGCATCATCGGCTGGATTTCCGTATGAACTTATTTCCCAAATAACACAATTATATTCTCCACCAGATGGGTCTGGAAAGTTTGTTGCATTTGCCAATACAACAGAAGTAGCCCCAGATGCTATTGGGTCTATTGTTGTTTTTGCAAAGTTTGAAGTAACGTCTAATGCCATATTTATTCTATTATTGAACCAGATATATTTTTAGTTTGGTTAGTCCAAGATGTAGTCGCCTTAGATTGTTGAGTCCAAGGAGTTACTGATTTAACTTGTAATAATAACCAACCAGCTATATGTATGATTGCTCTTACTAATGTACTTTCGTTTATTTTCTTTATGAATGAAGCTTTTTTGCTTAATGTCTCAGTCAATTTAACTTGTTCTATTATTGATTTGCTTGTTCCAATCAATTTTGATTCAGTTAATTCTATTGCCTCAGTGACATTAATAATATAACCTCTTAATATATTTATTAATTCACTTAACTTTATAGAATTAACTATGTTAATTGCGAATCCACAAGCCTTCGATACTATTTCTGCTAACAATAATGAATCTATTATTCTTTTTATTAGAGAACTAATTTTAGATAATAATTCTGTTAAAGAAATTGATTCTAATATTGTCTTCGAAAGGTGCGATAATTTAATTACTGTTTCTGTTAATCCTAAAGACTCTGTTATGGTAACAGCTATTTGTTTCCCATTTGGGAAAAAACCATATGAAACTGAACCATAAGGATAACCAAACATATATTATGCAGCGAATGATAATTTGTATGTTAGAACTAATGTCTCTCCAGATTCTTCTAGGTTCTTTGCATTAGCACCAACTGTTCTTGAAAGCATAGTTCCGACAGATGAATCGTTAAATACTCCATATTCTTTAATTGCTACTAAGGTACTTCCAGAGTATGTAAATGTTTTTGCTAATTGTAGAGTATCATTTGTTACGGTTGTTGTTGTTCTTGTTACTGTTGCTGCTGCTCTTCCGAGATTATCGGTAGTACATTCTGTTACTAATGTTGTGTCTGTGACTGCTGCTGCTGTAGTTCCAGTTCCTATTGCTAAATATGTAAAAGGAACAGCAGTTGCATCTCCAGCCAACAATGCTAACTGAGCAAAACCTACGTTTGTTATTAAATTCTTTTTTACTTCTCTATCTTTTAATTTTCCATTCTTATCGAAAAGTTCAATCGTATATTCACCAACTAAATTAACACTTTCTTTAAATGTTTTGCCATTAGATGTTTTATATAGTTTAAATAATTTTTCTAAAAAGTTCATACTATTTATGTTTATTGTTATTGTATTTTCTTGTTATTCTTGGTTTTACTTCTCTATTTCTACTTCCATAAAATTGCTTAATGTCGTTTTTACCAGCAGTGATTAAGTTGTTTAGCTTTGTATAAGCATCACTACTTATTGCTGGAAAGTCTAATGCCGACCCAATAGAAATTAATTTATGAAAGTTCTCTATAAACCCAGCCTCTTTTGTTGTGTCGCTTATTGTGAATTTATCTATCTCTCTACTAAAATATAATTTTAATCCTTGTGAAGCAGTTATTGATGCTGTGGCTGGCTTTGGATATAACATCAGAGAATTTCCGACCACATCATAATATTGTGGTAATCCAGCACCTTCCTCAAACTCTGTCATCGCAGTATTGGGTAGTTCTGATTGGTCAATTGGTAATAGTTTATACCAGTCACCAGAATTATCACATACTTCAACTCTTTCAATCTTTTGTATGTTAGTTGGTAATGAATAATCTTGTTGATTATTTACTAGGTCTGCTGTGGCTATCGGTAATTCTGTGTAGTTAGTATCGTCATATTCCCACTCTCCAGTAGCCTGCCATATCCAAGTATTTACATCTGCATACCAATTATTTGCTGAACGTGTAAAATCAGCTATCGGATAGGTAGTTGTGTCTGAGCGGTCTATGCCTAATAAAAATAGTGTATTGTGATAAAGACTATTACTAGGATTTGAAACTGAATTAAATTGCATATAATTAAATTATTACTAAAGTAGAAGTTAGAGATAAAACTTATGAAAAACTCTAACCTCAACTTTGGCAATAAGCCAAAGATTTACGACAAAGCTATCATTAGTGTTGCATCTGTTCCTGTCTTATAGACCTTAGAACAAAGAACTTGTATAATACTTCCAGTTTGAACTCCAGTAAATGTTACTGTTTCTCCCCTTACCGTATCTACTTTAACTGTTTTTGTATCCCCACCACCACCAACATAAATATAACTTGCCCTATCTAATGTATGGTCGGTAGAAGAAATATCCACCGTTTGTGCTTGAGAAAAAAGTAAATGCTGATTCATAATTATTTATTCTTTATTTTTGATAATGTGCCGAATATATATGCGGCAGTTCTTTTCTTACTTAGTTTTTTCTTTTTTGCTTGTCGTTTTAGTTTTTCCTCCAACTTTTTTGGCATCTTCTTTTAATGTTATTGGTTCTTTTTTTAAATCATCTTTTGGTTCCTCTAACTTAACTTCTTTAATTGGTTTGTTTTTCTTCATCCAATCCATTAGTTGTTCTCTGGTGAGCCATTTACCTTCTCGTTTAAAAAGTTCTGACATATTATTTGTTTAATTGTCTTAATATTTGTCCGCTAAATATTGGCAAATATCGTTTTGATACTAAGACCTTTATAAAATTAATTTCATCTTCACTAAAGTTTGTAACTTCACCCTTAGACTTTTCGTATAGTTTATATCTTAGCAAATGTTCTTCTTCTTGAATTGACTTTACCTCTGTTCCCTCTAAAAGGACTGTATCTTGAATAACTTGTCCAAGGGTCAATTCCTTAAAAATTACTGTTTCTTCCCCATTTTCTCTATTTGGATATTTACCCTTAGCTACTTCACCAAAGATGTCGTATATCTTTTGTGTTAAGTCTAATGTTTTAATTGTTTCTTTCTTTTTAAATACATTTAAAATGTTTATCATATTTGTGATTGCTTATTACTTCCCGCCAATAAGACGAGAAGTATATAAACATAAGTTTTTATTATTAGTTTAATTAGTTAATTGTCAAAGCTGTCCAAGTTGTTGATACCATTACAAATACAGTTCCATTTGTACTGATATAGATTGAACCAGCTGGAGCAGTCGCACCTTGAGCTGTTTTAATTCCAGCATCATCAGTTGCAGTACCTGCACTAATACTAATACCATTCATATTAATTCCTAGTTTATTAGAACCAGTAATTAATATCGCTTGGTCAGTTGCAGCTACGTTATCAATCCATACACCAGAATGAGCTCCTGTTACTGTACCAGCACCATCTGCTGTTACTAGCAAACCAGATACTGTTCCAGTCATTGTCTTTCCAGAATCAACTGTTACTTTTGCAGAAACACCAACGATGTTTCCTGTTCCACCATCAGATGAAGCATCTCCCTTCACTGCAACGTGTCCCTGAACACCATAAGCGTCAAAACAGTTGTAGTAAACACTTGTAGAAGCTAACACTGATTGCAACTTATTATTGGCAGTTGCAGCAGTATTTTTCATCCCAAAGAAAGCAGCCATTGAGCTTGAATCAGCAGCAGTCTTATTAGTTCCAGTAGACATATTACTTGTAAAAGCAATATTATCAATCAATGTTGTGTCTACAACTGGAGTTCCATATACACCGACTCCTAATGTTGGAGTCGTGTATCCAGCTGGCATAGCGTTAGATATAATTCTACCACTAACTGTAACTGTATCACTTGCAGAATCTCCAAGTATTGTATTACCAGTGGTTGTTAAGTTAGTTGTTACAACTGGAGTCTTAATTGTTCCATCTTGTGCAATAACTTGTGTTTTGACACCTGCATTTTCTACGTAGTAACCATCGCCTGTAGAAATATGTTCGTATTTTCTTGCCATATTATTTTATTTATTATTCACCCATTTAGGGTTGGGGGAATTTCACCCCCAAAGTATTAATTATTCGTTAAGAACCTAACTTAGTTTACAAACTTGCTCCCTTCATTGTAATCTTTTTACATTGTAAGATAAATTCATCCTTATTTAAATTCATTTTCATTCTGTTACAAATTTTGCAACAAGGAACAACATTATCAATCGTATATCCTTTAGAATTATCTATTCTATCTAGTCCTATTGTTTTAATTTTATCTCCACAATAGAAACAAGATTTTTGCCAATAAGTTTCGAATTGTTCTTTTGTTAAAGAAAATTCTAATCCTCTTTGTTTTGCTCCAGATTTATAATGAGTAAATTTTCCCTTAATTGTTTGTCCGTGTTTATGAATAGAATTTCTATATCTTTCTTCTAATTCTTTATTATCTAACATTCTTTGATGGTAATAATCTCTTTCTTTCTTATATTCTTCTGGATTTTCTTTTCTCCAAAGATTACGTTTCTTATAAAAGAAAGAATTTTTACATTCAATAGAACAATGTTTTCTTAATGACCAAGAGATATTAGATTCATTAGTTCTTTTAAATTGTTTTCCACAATTTAAACATATTTTAATTTCCATATCAGTTATATTGATTTATTGGCTGGTAGAGGGATATAACCCCTCTACCACTTTCGTCCGTCGAACCAATGTTAATTAAGACTAAAGGCTACTTCCTTTCATTCCGTATACATTTATAGGTAACTTTACGATACCATTCTTCCAGTATCCGATAATGTTACTTCTAATGGATTGGTTCTCCAATGTAATTGGGTCTTCAAATGTAGGAGTCTTTACTATTCCTAACACAACAGGAGTAGACATAATGTTTGAATCAATTAAGAAAGCAAATGCTGCACTAGCGGCTGTCAAGTAAGGAGTTTCAACAACTCTTAATGAACCTTCGTAAATGTTAACATCGTTAACTGCGGTAGGTGTAATCCCATTAGCAAATAACTGCTTAGCGGCTTTAGCTACTGCACTACCCTTTTTAACTAGAATAGATGTCCAGTTTAAAGGCATTGGTTTTCCACCTTGGTCGGTGAAAGCACCAGCGTAAACCCAAGCTGCATCAACCGCTGTTTCAGAGAAAGCAGAAGCTGTTGCGTTAGTAAATGTACCACCACCATTGTATGTGTGAGTTCCACAAAGTGAAATTCCATCTGGAGCTGGGTACAAGGGAGAGGTAGTATCAAATGCTTCGTTATAAGGAGCAAAAGCGTCAGTTAACATTAGGTTTGTAACGTCTTTCAATAACTGGTCTCTTTGTTCCATTAAGAATGCGTCAATCTTAGTTGTGTCATCTCCAGCTCTTACCATTGTTGTTTGAGATACAACCATACCAACACCGTTTCTGTCGGCTGTTAATGTTTTATTGTAACCTTCTTCCAATGCTACTGAATCTGGGATTTCTGCTTCACCTAATTTTCTAGCTCCACTTAGACCTTCTAGGGATGAGAAAATTTCAGCATATTCGTTTGTGTTGTAGAATTTAATAAATTCTTGTTCCTTGTACTGTTCAAGTCTAGCTTGTACAGCCAACTTAAAAGGTTCTTGTAAACCCTTAATAGCAAGGTTTGTGTAATCTGCGATTGTAATCATAATTGTTGATTATTATTAATTATTTCTTAAAATCAAAACCTTTAGGTAAATTAGCAGAGAACTTTTCGAAGAACTCATCCTTCTTTTGTTCTGCTGCCTTTCTACCATCTGGGTCTAGTCCTTTCTCTTTCTTGATTTGTTCCTTCCTAGCCTCAGACCAAACCTTAAATTCGTTTGTTTTGATGGCATCATCAACACTCTTATCCATTCCCTTAGCGAGAATTTGAGCGTATGATATTTCTTCATCCTCTAAAGAAGATAAACTTCTTACTCTCTTAGCAAATTCGATTGGGTCTAATTCAACCTCTTTTTTATCGGTGTTATTATTTGTATCACCGTTTGGTTTCTTTTTCGCTTCTTCTAGTTCTGCTTTAATTTTAGCAATTTCTTCTTCGTGAGATTTTTTACTTTCATCAAACTTAGTTTTATACTCCTTCATTCTAGCATATAATTTCTTATTTGCTTTTTGGTCGGGAGTTAGTTCTTCTTCCTTAGTATCTTTTAAAGATTCAACCTCTGCGATTTCCTCTTTAGTTAAGATTTGGTTTTCTACGGTTGCCTCGATGTTTTCATTTTCCATATTGTTTTATCTTTTAAAGGTAATATAACCTAATGTGTTTTTGACGGGTTTACGCTTCCCGAAATTTATTATTTATTTATGTGTTTTAAATCCAGCAACTTTATCTTTTATAGGAATTAGTTTTTTATATAATTCTTCTAAAGCAAAAGTAGCATTATCTCTAGCAACAACTTCTATTGCTAGTCTATTTGAGTCTCCCTCGATTATTTCTTTGGATATGTTCCTTACACTAGAGGTGTTATTTATTAAATCGACCAACTCCTCTCTTATAGATTGACCATACTCACTCCTCGCAAGGGACTCCAACATTTCATTTCTTATCTTCGTTGATAATTTATTTGTTTTTTCTGTAAAGTTTTTCATAGGTTTTATACTTTAGTTTGTACTTGTGTTAATCCTGTAGACTGTGCGGTTGGAGCGCTAATTCCTCCCCCGCTCTGTTGAGTTGGTTGGGTTACTGTTCCCATACTCTTTGGAGTATTAGCCTCAATGTCTGCTAAGTTCAATCCACCTTTTTCCAAATAAGCAGCGAATATCTTTTTCTTAGTTGGGTCTTGTAATACCGTTGGGTCTTGTTGTAATATTTGGAAGGCTTGTAAAATATTAGAAGCCTTAGTTTGAATATCGATAGATTCTCCAGTGATAACAATATCTATTGTATACATTACATCTTCGAACCACCCAGTTTCAGCTCCAACCATTAACTCTGCTTTCTTTGATAGTGTCTCTCTATCAACTTCCTTAACCATCTCCATAAATTCTGGGTCTGGTATTCTTCCATTCTTAATAATAAAGTCAAAGAATTTCTTTCTTGAGTGAGTATCAATAATCATCTCCCTCATTTTATCAATATCTTCTCCAAATATTTTTATTAAATGTGCCTTGTTTGCATACTTAGCAAAGTCTGGTAATATGTAATTATAAAGTAAATATTTAATTTGTAATGCTATGTTCTCCTTCATTTGGTCGAAGTAACTCATAGACATACTTACACTTAATTGTGCCGAACCTAACGGAGTTCCAGCTGGTGTTCTTCCACCCATCATTATATCAGTAGCAAATGTTTGCTTCTGTCCATTAGTCTCCCATAAATTAGTTTCAGAATCATAGAAAGAATAACCATTTCTATCTTCCATCGGAACTGCTGTTATTAAATCTTCTGGATTTAATACATCACCATTCTCACAGTCTTGTAATAGATTTCTAGCAACCCCAGTATCCTTAGTTTGAAATAATCTTAATGTTGACCAGTAAGAAGACTTAACTCTTTGATTCATTAACTCATTAAGTCTAACTTGATTTTCTGTTAATACTTCGCATAATCCAACCCCTAACCATCTCCCACTAATTTTATTTATATGGAACTCTATGTATGGATGTTTCTCTAGTTTTGTCTTTCCAAGGATATAATCATTACCAGCTGTTTCAACATTATAACTAGGACTATTTTTTATATCATATGGAATATCCGCTATGTAGCAAACACCATATTCATATTCCTCGCTATCCTCATTGTAATATTCTCCGTATCTTTCAAACACTCTAATATATTGAGATGCTTCTGTTGAGTTTTTGCTATTCAATCCTCTAAAATCTTTAATAACCTTATCTACATTATCCCAACTCATTTCTTTTCCTATCTTATTAAATTCAAATGGAGTGTAATAATGTTCCTCAATTATGAAGTTTGACTTATCTAATGAATCTGCGTTTTGTTCAACAATGAAATTCTTTAGATTAACAAACTTAACTTCTCCATTTATATATTTTAGAACACAAGTTCCTTGTATTGGCAACTCCTCACTTATTCTATTTAGAATCTTTCCAAACTCTTTTCTCTTCATCCAGTTCTTTAGGTCTCTCTGATAGAACCAAGTCTTTAATGAATTTCCACCTTCTGCTGTTAATAAAAGAATATCTTTAGTATCAATATCAATAGCCTTTGTGGTAGTTCCACAGGCGGCTCTAACTATATTGTAGAAGTATAGTTTTAAACCATCTTCATCCATATCTCCATCAACAAATTTAGAATTAAAATAAAGAATATTTTGTTCTACTTGTTTTTTTTGATTCCAATTCCAGCCTTCAATAATAGTAATATCACTACCAAAAGAATCTAACTCCTGTTGTATGATTGACATTAAATTGTTTTCTTGTTCTTTCTTTTTCATTTTTATCTATTGACTATCTATGTATTCTTTTTGGTGGCTTTTTTTTTATTCTTAATTCTGCTGGTATATATTCTCTTGCTTCTTTTTGTGGGTTTCTTTGAAATAACCCCCATACTGCTAATGCTAGAGAATAAACACAATCATCGTGCATACCTTGTGGAGCAGAATATACTAAATTTCCACTTGTAGTAACATCCATTCCAAAATTATTTAATTCGTCTATTAACACTTGTTCATTAGGAATAAATATTGCTTTTTCCTCTATAAACAAACTTAACTTCTGTACTAATTCTAATTTACTTTTATTTGTAAACCTATAATCGTCAACCATCAAGTTTTCTCTTTTTATATCATCGGTTATAGGATTTCCGACTCCTGTCGAATCAATAATTATCTTTGCATTATTGAATCTTCTTGATGTACTTACAATCCTATCTTTCTGAAATGGATAATTTATTTTATTAAATCTATCCCAGAAAACAACTTTATGTGTTTGCTTATCAATTACCGTTAATACTGTCCAGTCATTAAATTTTGCAAGGTCAACTCCTAAAATATATCTATGTTCTGGTTTTGCTATTTCGTAACAATCTGAATTTATAATATCTGTTATTCCTCTAAAAACTTCTGTACCACTTAATTCAAATGTTGCTAAATATTCTTGATTGAATATTGCAACTGGTAACATCTTTCTTAGTCTTTCAATTTCTTCTAAGGTATTCAATGGGTTGTCACTACTCGGTGCATTCCATACAAATCCATTATCATTTGCCTTAACTCTTTCAAAGTCGTGATAAAACCAATTACTTCTTCCTTTTGGTGAACTTATTTTAATAGTCTTTCCTTTTCTTGTCATTGTGGTTGCTGCCAACTCTTGTTCATATACGGTTGGACTTATTCTTGCCGCCTCATCAATAATTAAAAGGTCTACTTCTCTTCCAATCAACGAAGTTGGATTTTCTGCTGTTCTACATTCAATATAAGAACCATTAGCCATTGTTAATTTCATATATGGTTTAGAAGTAATTGAATACTCTCCAGCCTCATATAATTTTCCTATAAACTTAACAATTTCTACAAACACTGCTTGTGTTAAATCTGACGTAGGAGCCACGACCCAAACGTTTCTTTCTGGGATTATTATTTCTCTAATTCCAGTATAAGCCATAAGTAGGGTTTTGCCCCATCTTCTTCCACAGGCTAAATCTATCTCTCTAATATTTTCATCTATTATTGCTGGTAAAACTGCTTTTTGTCCTTCGTGTGGAACAAATCCTAATCTACTCATTAACACATCGTCTTTTATTTTAAGTTTTTTATTCATACTATTCTTCTAAAAAATCTGCGTTCTTTTCCGTTAGTGTTTCAATCTTCAATTTTTTACTTGGGTACAAATCTAATAGTTTACAAACTTCTATTCCAGCCGCTAAACGAGTTCTTTTATCCTCATTTGTTTCATCCATTAAATCAGCAAAGACTTGCATTATTTGATTCTTAGGAATAGCATCTCTTAATTGTTTCCAAGTTGCTGTTCTTAAAACCTTAACACAAGCACTAGCACTCTCACTATATCCTTCTTCTCTCATTAGTTTAGAAATAACAGGAACCTTTCCATCTCCAAGCATCTCCATTGCTCTATCAAAAACCTTCTTAGGTCTTGCTCCATTTTTGCGTACAGGTTTTAATTTCTTAACTTCTCTTGAAGCATTCTTTAATTTCATTTAAATAATTTACTTAACCCTTTCTTCTCTTTAAAAATAGAGGTTGTTGTAGGTTGAAGCTTGTTAACCTCACTATCTAATTATTTAGCACGCTCCTTTAACCACTCATTATGTTCAATCGCCTCCATTTCTATTTTCTGCTTCTTAGTTTTTGGCATTTTTCTTATTTACCCTTCTTAACAACAGTTCTCTTTACTCCCTTTGAATCTTGTATTCTTATTATTTCAGCACCCTTTCCAAGAGAACGTCTATATTCTATAAACTTTTTCCTATTTCCAGGAAGGTCAGCATATTTAGGTTGTGCATATCTTCCGTAATTAGATATTTCTCTCCACTCAATAGCATCAGAAAAATCTTTTTCTACTTGTTTTTTAAAATCTTTTTCTGGTATTCCATCCCTTTTCTTGCTTTCGATACTTAAATTTTTATTAAACCCCTCACTTTTCTTCATCCCTTCTAATCTTTTCTTAACATCATCAATGGTTGTAATTGTGTAAGAATTTAAATAACTTGTATCTTTATTTATTTGTTTTTTCATAATAATTGTGTTAATATATAAATTAATTCACCATACTCTTTTAAAATTTATCCTAATATTTTTTCTATAATAAATTCTTCTAATTGTTCTTTTGTGTAACCTTCTGATGGCATAATCTTTTTAAATTATATTGTCTCTCTCTTTCTTGTAATAAAGCATACTCTTTAAATCTACTAGGAATATGTACTCTCTTATTTGGGTCTTTATTCAGGTCTAACATAATGTATAGTATACTTTACATTTATCATATTTAACTCTTTTATTAGCTATTTGTTCATAACAAATGTAAGGTAAACTTTACATTTCTAAGTGTGACGCCCTCCCCCCTATCTCTCCCTCCCCCCACTCTCCTCCTTCTCTCCCTAAATAGGTGTTCATTGTACCCCCACCTAGTAAATGCTAGGTCATTGGTTATGTTCACTATTTGAGGTGTCGAAGTTATCTCGTGGGATAGCAGCCACTATTTCAAGAGAAGTTCCCTGCTATCGGAATTATACCCCTCTACATTCATTATATGTGTTTCGTTATATATCGGTCAAGACCCCCCCCTATATAGAATAAGGGTTAGTTTTTTAAGAGTCCATAAAAAGAGCTTAAAACAAGGTAGTTTACCTATTTTTCTATGAGAGCACCCTAAGGCATAATCTTGAAAATCCTGAGTAACGACTATAATCTATATAAGCTCCTTCCCGACGAGACTACCCTCCCCCCCCCTATACATCGCACAATATAGTTGGTTTCATTGGTTTATAACCGTTGGTATAAGGTTGATATGTCCTTATAAGGGTATGTTGGTACTTGGACTTCCTCCTATATAGCTATGATATGGCAATAATTGAAGGAGAGAGAGGGGACAGTGGGTATATGCGTGGGAGTATGAGTAGATAATGGTCTTGTATTCTCTCTTCTTGTTCTTCCTATCCTTATAGTTCTTTATTTGGGCGGCGATTCTATTCCTTTATTCCTTGTAATATATAGCTTTATAGGTTTGAATTCCCCTATTTTATGCTTGTCTTTGCTAAAACGTGCCTTTATAATGCGTTTTAAGCCCTGTTTGTTTAAAGAGTTGAGTATTATTACCTTGCCTTTTATACTTGTTTATATGGATGCTTTCGTTCCTTTGTTATCTTTATCTTATAAGGAAAGATAGTTATTTTGTTTTGGTCGGCTTCTTACCTGTTTTAATCGGTCTATTTTTTGGCGGGAATTTATGATTAGTATTTTTACATGTTTTTATCCACCTCGATTTTAGTCAATGTTTATATGGTTCTTTAGCCTATTGACAATAAAAGGTTTATACCCGATAATGGATACAAGATTGAGATGTTCCTTTACAACACGGCAAGGATTAAAAACAAATGACTAAAACTAAAGCAATTAAAATGTTTAAAGAGTATGCAAGGTATATTATAGAACCAAAGTTCGCAAGTGAAATAGTTAAGGGGCTTGGATATACTTTGAAGGGGTTAGGATTAAAATCGTACCCTGCTAAAAGTTTTCAACGTTGTGGTGTTTATCCAGAGTTCGCAAACAGTCCATCAATAGCAGTTATTGATATTGCAGTAGCAATACAAAAAGAAAAAGGGCTATTGGTAACATATCCATATCACGGAATGGGAAGTAATTGCGATTATCAAGTAGAACAAGCTATCAAAGTATTATAAAAAATAACACTTGCCGTGTTATAAGGGAATTACCCTTAGAGTATAAGAAAAGTTAATTAATAAACATATGAGCAATACAATAATTCAAGTTTCAGCAGTGATATTAGCAATAGCATTAATATTGTTGATAGATTTACCGCAAGTTTCAGCGATATTGATTATTCTATGTCTTGCTGTAATGGTCATCGGGATAGTAAAAAAGTAGTTCCATACCTTGCACGGTACTTGACAGAAAAAAGGTACCGTGTAATAATGGGAGTATAAGTAAATAATATCGCTTGTTCCTTAACTGGACGGCGAAAATAAAAGAAGTATGAAGAAATATTTTTTAAAGTATATAAGTGGTGATAATTATGTGAAAGAAGTAGAAGCAGAATCCGCAGCGAAAGCAAAAATAATGTTTTGTAAAAGCGAAAATATTAACCCCTTAATCTGTTGTGATAGGATACAAGAAATACGAAAGCCAACAGAATACCAAAAAAGAATAGCAATTTTGATAAAGTAGATTGATAGTTAGCCCTTGACAAGTCAAGCGTCAAGGGTTAAAATGAATCTATGGTCGGCAATAATAATAATTTAATAAACAAAAAAATGAAAGTTGAAGAAATTATCATTGAAATTGAAAACTTAACAAGCGACGAAAAGGAAGAGTTGTTTAACTGGTTTCAATCAAAAATTTTAGTTGGTGGGGCGTTAGTAGACGCAGAATAAGCTAAAAAGTAAATAATCAAGGCGTTAAAATGACATATGGCGAGGATTCCCGAGCTTGTATGACAGTTTATAGCTTTAAAATAAAATGAAAGCATATAAAAATAAGTTAAAAAGGGATTTTGTCGGTTCTGGTGATAAATACGGTGTTTATTTAAAAGCAATTAGAGGATATTTAAAAGGTGAAGAAGTTTTTATTGGAACAATATCAAGTAAGGATAGAATATTATTTGATAGTTTAATTAAAAAAATTAAATAATATGAATTATTACAAAAAATGGCAAGAGGAAAAGAGAAAAAGGAGGGTTTTGTTAATAGCATTTTGGGTTGTTCTGGTCGGGGCTATCGTAATTATAAATAATTTGTGCGGGTTAATTTAATAAAAATAATAAAAACAAAATGAAAAAAGAAATAAACATTGGTGATGAGTTTATTACCAAAAGCAGAGGAGATGCAAACGGGGGATATGTTATGACAATTTTACAAGTATTGAAAGACAAAAAAGACAGCCACAATGACACCATAGAAGTTCTAACGAGGGATTTAAAAAGGACAAAGTCGGGACAAGCCAAACTTGTGGAACACATATTTTCAGCTAAAAGATGGTGGATTAACGAGTGGTGCAAAAAGATAAAGAGATAATCAAGGTCTTATAATGCGATTTAAGAGCCGTTTGGCAGTTAAGTTGATATTATATACCTTTAAAAAATGGACAACGTGCTTAATCCCTGGGAGGAATATTTCGAAAGTACACCTCCAATTAAATATAACTACATCTTGTTTATTTTGGTCGTTTATTTTATAATAAGGGTATGGTGGTATTATTGGGGGTAGAAGTATATCGTAGAATACCGCCAGAAGCCCTATAATGGCTTGGGAGGGGCATTTGGTTGGTGAGTTGATATAATCCCCATCTTGCTAAAAAAGACCGCTCAAAACGCAAATTTCGCTAAATTATTTTAAAAATATAAAAAATATAACTATGCAAAAAATAACAATTAAAATAGATGAGTACGATGTTGAAATGTTTAAGGATTTGGTGGCGGGCAAAAAAGAGAAAATGGAATGGCAAATGCCAACCAACCAAAAAGAGGAAATAGAGATTGAGTTTATAAGATTTGATAATTCGGAGATACATTAGGATATACCATTGGTATAAAGTTGGTATATAAAGATTTAAGTATGTTTTATTAAGGAAGACCCCAGCGGAATCACCCTTTTAAAACTATCTTTATATGTCCTATAACCATCTTAATCTATGGTATATGATTTGCTCGGGGTCGTCGTATGCCCTCGGGAATATCCCGATTTTCTGTGTCTAAAGGTTATCACCCTTTCCGATTAATAAGTCCCCAGTTGCAGTTTCTTGGGCTTGGCCTACATACTTTATTAGATTGTTGTTGATAGACGTTGACGAGTTAGTATTATCTATCTACCCGTTGAATGCTCGTATGGGTTCGTATGTTAACTTCGTTAATATTAAAAATAAACAAAAGAAGTAGCACTCCGTGAAAAATGCTACTACTTTCATCCACGGATAGTATTAAATTGTTTAGGGAATCAATTTACCCCTCTACTATTCAGTATACACCAAAAAATGTTA